GCTCAAGATCTCAAGGCAATTCACGGTCTTGACGCTGAAGGCGAACTCTCAAACATCCTTTCACAAGAAATTCTTGCTGAAATCAACCGCGAAGTTATCCGTACGATCTACAAGGTTGCTAAGACAGGTGCTGCTTCGACTGCAACTGCTGGTACTTTCGATCTTGACGTTGACTCAAACGGTCGTTGGTCGGTTGAGCGTTTCAAGGGTCTCCTGTTCAACATCGAACGCGACGCTAACGTAATCGCTCAAGACACCCGTCGTGGTAAGGGTAACTTCATTATCTGTTCGTCAGACGTTGCTGCTGCTCTTGCAATGGCAGGTATGCTTGACACAGGTGGTGCACTTAATGGTTCGCCAACTCTTCAAGTTGATGACACAGGCAATACCTTCGTTGGTACGCTGAACGGTCGTTACAAGGTATTCGTTGATCCTTACTCAGCAAACACTGGCGCTGCATCGCAGTTCTATGTTGTTGGTTATAAGGGTGCCAATGCTTATGACGCTGGTATCTTCTATTGCCCATACGTTCCACTACAAATGGTTCGTGCTATCGATCCTAACACCTTCCAACCAAAAATTGGTTTCAAGACTCGTTACGGCATGATTGCTAACCCATTCGTAACTCAGTCGAACGGTACAACTGACGGTGATACTTTCACCGCCAACCGTAACCAATACTATCGTCGCGTTAAGGTTACTAACCTTATGTAATCGATACCTCTCCATTAGAGAGAGGGTTGCTAAGAAACTGGGGGGAGCAGAAATGCTCTCCCCATTTTCATTATAAATAGTATGAAACAAATGAGGGTAACATGGTATTAAAAACATCACTAGGTGTAACAGAAGCAAACTGGGTCAATCAACAACCCAGCGATCTCGATTATCTTAAACCAAACGGATTTAAGTTTCAGATCCACAATCTACCAAATGTTTCATACTTCTGTCAGGCAGCAAACATTCCTGCGATACAACTTGGTTCGCCCACATTTCAAACACCATTGTCAGATATCCCAGTTCCTGGAGATAAATTGTCTTACGGCGACTTAGTAATTCGGTTTCTTGTTCAAGAGAACATGAGTAACTATCTTGAATTATACAACTGGATGATTGGTCTTGGATTTCCAGATTCCAGAGAGCAATACAAAAACTGGAATGAAGCACAACGTTACAGATTTCCTGCGATTTCAGACAAACGTCTCGGCGCACTAGGAAACTTCTCTGATGCCGACTTCTTCATTCTTGACTCGGACAACAATCCGAATGTTAAAATTACATACTATGATGTGTTTCCTGTCAGTCTTGAGGCATTAGACTTCGACATCAGTTCTGGTAGAGCAGACTTCTTGGTTGGTATTGCTGCATTTAAATATCGCCAATATACTGTTGAGGCACTTTAAAGCTTGACATTCTAACAAAAATTTAGTATACTTATATTATTTTTCTATTGAGGGCATTATGAAACTATCTGAAATTCAAGAGTCATGGACTAAAGACTGCAAGATCGACCAATTAAATCTTGGTCCAGAATCAACCAAAACTCCAGAGTTGCATTCCAAGTATCTCAACATACTATCAAATTCCAAACTGCAGTTGCGCAAGGCAGAGGCAGATTATTATCGCTTGCGCAGAACTAAGATGCGATATTATCGTGGAGAACTTACTCGCGAAGAACTTGAAGAACATGGATGGAATCAATACCAAGGTCTCAAACCACTGAAGAATGAGATGGACGATGTTCTTCAGTGTGATGAAGAGATGATCAAACAACAAGACAAGATTGATTATATCAAAGCAGTCCTATACCAATTAGAGCAGATTCTGCGGTCACTAAATAGTAGGACATGGGATATTAAGTCCGCAATTGAGTGGACCAAGTTTACAAATGGATTAATGTGACCGATCTAACCATCACTAAAAAAGATGAAGTGTATCTGAATGTGGAATGCGACCCCAGCATTTCACAGGAACTATCAGAGTATTTTACGTTTGATGTTCCAGGTGCAAAATTTATGCCCACCTACCGTGCCAAGATATGGGATGGTAAGGCACGGTTGTTTAACATGTGGACTAAAGAACTATACGTAGGACTTCTTCCATATCTCAGAGAATTTTGTCAGCGTAATGAATATGAGATGGACGTTCAGATCGAACGTATCGGCGATCCCATAACCTACGAAGAACTGGTTGAATATGCTGACTCGCTGAACCTCCACTCACAAGGTAATCCGATCGAAGCAAGAGACTACCAGTTGGACGCTGTTAAGTATGCGATTCGCATCGGCAGAACTCTGCTGCTGTCACCAACTGCATCAGGTAAGTCACTGATCATTTATTTGTTGATGCGCTACCACCAAAAGTTTGGACGCAAACAATTAATTATTGTTCCAACCACATCTCTGGTTGAACAAATGTATAAGGACTTTCAAGATTATGCCTCAGAAACAGACTGGAAAGCAAGTTACAATTGTGCGAGAATCTATTCAGGGTTCGAGAAGTCGAATGAGTATCCCATTACAATATCAACATGGCAGTCAATCTACAAATTACCTAAAAAGTTTTTTGATGAGTTTGATGTTATATATGGAGACGAAGCGCATCTTTTCAAAGCGAAATCGCTAACATCAATCTTCAACAAATGCACCAAGACTAAGTTCCGCATCGGAACAACAGGAACTCTTGATGGAACTAAGACGCATAAGTTAATCCTCGAGGGATTGTTTGGCAAGGTGCACAAAGTTATCTCTACCAAAGAATTGATGGAGCAGGGGTCAGTCGCCGATCTGGATATTCATTGCCTCGTTCTTGATTACTCTGATGAAGAGAAGAAAGCACTAACCAAGTATACCTATCAGGAAGAAATGGACTGGTTGGTAACACACCAAAAGCGCAACAACATAATCAAGAATCTGGCAACCACACAGAAAGGTAACACCCTAGTACTATTTCAGTTTGTCGAGAAACATGGTGCAGTTTTGTATGACTTGATCAATGAAAAGATCGGAAAGTCTCGTCAAGTTTTCTTTGTTCATGGTGGAACTGATACTCAGCAGCGCGAGAAGGTTCGCGAGATTACTGAGAAAGAAAAAGATGCAGTCATCATTGCATCATATGGCACCTTTTCAACGGGAATAAATATAAGGAATCTGCATAACGTCATATTCGCTTCTCCGTCGAAATCTAGAGTGAGAAATCTCCAGTCGATAGGTAGAGGGTTGCGTAAGGGAGATGACAAAACTTCCTGCCGTCTTTTTGATATAGGTGATGACCTATCTTGGAAGAGCAGAAAGAATTATACTCTACTACACATGATAGAGAGAATTAAGTTATATAATGAAGAAGGTTTTAAATACAAACTCGTGAGGATATCTACTGATGGAAACTCCAAAGGTACTTAAATTTAAAAATGGCGACCTAGTAATCGCATCGATAAGGGACAGTGATACCAATGAATTATTCTGGATGGATAATCCCATTTCGGTAGTTCCCTATCCTGTCATCCAAGAAGATGTTGTTGGAGAAACGTTTCTTCTGAAACCATGGATTGGTATTACTACAGAGAAAATTTTCCTGATTCCCAAATCCGAAATAATTACTGTCTGCGTATTAAGAGAGAATCTCCTCGCCCAGTATGAGAGATATATCTCAGGGGAAGTAAAGTTCCCCGAGGAAACTCAGGAGGAAAATACAGAAATGGATATGTTGCACTCCCGACTACTCAGAAGCAGGAACCTACTCAATTAAGCAGTAGTAAAGCTATTATTCATCATACTCGACATAGTCATTATACCTCGAATCGCGAGTGTTGTCAAGCTATATACTGAAATAATAGTGAAAAAAAATCATTGACTAATAAGAAAAAGTATAGTATAACGGTATGTATAGATGGAGTTATAAATGACTGAAATACCAGAAAAGAATGTAAAAAAACCATTCAAGAAGAACAAGAAAAATAACATACATTATGTAGATAACTCTAGGTTTCTAGAAGAGATTACTAAGTATCGAAATAGTGTGCTTGCTGCAAACGAAGCAGGAACATTGAAACCACGTGTTCCAAATTATATTGGGGAATGCTTTCTAAAGATTGCAACCCACTTGGCATACAAGAGTAACTTCATCAACTACACATATCGAGAAGAAATGGTGTCGGATGGTATTGAAAATTGTATTACTTACATCGATAACTTTAATCCTGAAAAATCGAAGAATCCCTTCGCGTATTTCACACAGATAACATACTATGCTTTCCTCCGTCGTATCGCGAAAGAGAAACGCCAGCAACAAACTAAGTATCGATACATGCGAAACATTGATGTTCATGACTTGATTACACAAGACCACGATACAGGCGACTACGGTAATGAGTTTATTGACTATGTTAAGAAGCAGATGGACATGATTGATGACTTCGACAAACCAGAATCAGCAAAGGTCAGTAACATACCAAAGCGTCGACCGAAATATTTAGACCAAAAAATCATTGACAATTCTCTTGATATAGAGTAGAATGGATTTATTAAAGATTGTTAAAGGAGTTGTATATGACTGAAGTAAAAACTAACAAGTAC